GTTCGGGGACTTCTCCGACGACATCCCCTTCAACTCCATCGGCCGCGGCATCCACGCCTACAGCGTCTAGCGTCCAGCCGTCATTCGACCCGGCAGCGACTCACCCAGGCGCGCGCCTCCCGGTGACGCGTCGGGCCTTGCGAAGGGGCTGGACGTAGCACAAACGACCCGACCAAGGACTCCCCCACGGCAGACGCCGGCCCTGCCCCGCAAGGCGCGACCAAGGCCGGCACCTCATCACAAGGATTTTCACTTCATGCACACCGCCCTTTCTGCGGGGGCTTCGCCTGCCTTGCTTGCGCTGGCAGCCATCCCGCTCACGCAAAACCCCAAGCCCGCGAACGCGCTCATCGGCGTGCTTCAGGTCCGATGCCTGGCGCTCGCCCACTTCCTTGCGCACTGGATCGACGGCGACGACATCCACCGCGAACCGCCATGTGACGCCCTGCGGTTCAGCTTCGCGCGGCGCCGGTATCTGGCCTTCCGCTACATGGTCCTCAATGACGAGGACGCAGGCGGGATGCTCCAGATCAACGATTCAGCCTTCAGCAAGGAGCAAGCGCATTGAACCTCGAAATTCGCCTTCTGGATGCGCGCCTTGACCGCATCGACCTTTTCCCGCGCTACGCCACGCCCGAGGCGGCGGCGATCGACTTGCGGGCGTGCTCGTTCAACGGGGTGCTGCTGGACGGGGATGAGTGGACCGCACGCATCATTCGCCCCGGCGAGCGCATCAAGATCGGAACGGGCATCGCCCTTGATCTGGGCAGCCACGGCGATGAAAACCAGCACGTTGCCGGCCTGATCCTGCCGCGCTCCGGGCTGGGTGCGTTCGGCATCACGCTCGGCAACGCGCCCGGCCTGCTCGATGCGGACTACCAGGGCGAGATCACCCTGGCGCTATGGAACAGCGGCGAGCACGAATACATCCTGCGCCCGCTTGATCGCCTCGCTCAACTGCTCTTCGTGCCAATCCTGCGGCCGCAACTCAGTGTCGTGAGCGCCTTCAGTCGCCACACCATCCGCGGCGACGGCGGCTTCGGCAGCACGGGGATGGCGTGATGCAAAACACCTACACCCTCACCAACGACGTGCGCGACGGCGTTTCGGTTTCCCTGACCGTCTCGGGTCAGGCGAGCCTGGACGAGACGCTCGACGCCATGCGCGGCTTCATGGTCGCCTGCGGCTATCACCCGCACACCGCAGCGCGCCTGCAGCTTGTGGAGCCCGAGGGCGATGAAAGCCACTGAACGCCTTGCGCGCCACGGCATTGCCTTTAAAAAGCACGACGGGCGCCTCGTCATCCGCCACTCGGGCTGCGTGATCGACTTCTGGCTTGAGCGCGGCCTATGGCTCGAGCGCGGCAGTAACCGGCATCGCGTCGGCGTGCGAAACCTGATCGAACACCTGGAGAAAAGAAATCGTGAGCCTAGAACTTGCACTTGTGACGCTCGGCCTGTCGGCGGTGCGTCCGCGCCCGCCGCTGCCTGATGGTGTGTTGCGCCGCTTCACCGATCCCGACAAGATGAAGCGCGACATTCCGAACTACTTCAACCCGGCAGAACGCCGCGCTGACATCGTGAAGTACGTCCGCGCCAATGGCCCCGTGACGATCGCGGATCTGTGCGAGTGGACGGGCGCCGACATTGGAACGGTGGGCAGCGATGTCCGCACACTCAGGCGTGAAGGTCAAATCGCGGAGGCTGGATGGGATCGCATCCCTAGCGGCGGGAAGCAGAAGCTCTGGAGGCTGGCCGATGCCGAGCAAGCCTGAACTCATGGCAGTTCGCCTTCGAGCCATCGAAATGATTGAGGCGGGCGAGCAGATGACATGGCAAAAACTTGATCGCCTTGCTCGCCCCGAAAAGCCTTCTCGATCATGGTCGCACGACACCCTGAGTCGGCTGCATCGACGTGGGTACATCCGTGTTTTGCGCTGGATCAGAAAGCGCCAAGGCCAGGCCATGCCTGTATTCGTGAGAGCAGACGGCAAACCTGACGCGCCTCGCCCTGAACGACTCACGAACAGCCAAAAAAGTAAGCGATGGCGGTTGAAGCACCCCGATCGCGTCAATGCAGCAAAAGCTCGCTACGCATACCTGCGCAAATCGAGACGCCCAATTATCCGAAGCGTGCTGCAGAACTTCATCCAGAGCGTGCTGCGGCCTATCGAAAGAGTTCAACCTTGACCCAGCAAAACCACGCCCCGCCGTCCTGCCGTCAGTGCGGCCACATCATCCTCGTCGCCGTCACCCGCGGCGAGCGCGTCGAGCATTACGACAGATGCGGACACCCGAGCGGGCCGCATCCGATGCATACGCCGTGCGCGTGGTTTGCAGCGAAGGAGGCAGGGAAATGAGCGCAGCAGAAAGCATCATCCGAGCGGTCGCAGAGAAGATCGCAGACGATCGCGCGCACCGAATAGCGACGCTCGCGGCAGAAGAGTTCGTGCGCTGCAACGGGATGCCGACAGATACGCCAGATCAGTTCATCTTACGCGGCCAGGAGGTTACCGACGAACTCTGCCAAGACTATATCGCCCACCTGAAGTGGGTCGGCGGGTGCGTCACATTTGACGGCGACAGCGACGACGAGCTGGTCGTCCTGCTTGGCGATTACACGATGGAGTCATTGGCATGACCCCCACCGAAACCGCAACCATCCTGCGCCAGTTCAACGAATGGCGACTCTGCAATGACGAAGATCTGACGCAACTCGACCCGAAACAGATCACGGCGGCAATTGGTGCGGCGATCGAGATGATCGAGCGCGCTGAATCCGACCTCGCCACCGCCGAGCAGGACAGCAGGCAAAAGCAGGCACGGATTGAGAGGTTAGAAAAGGCGCTCGGCGAAATCGCTTGGAGCAACGACAGCAAGTGGCAGAGCGACCGAGCGAATGCCGCATTGGAGGAATCGAAATGATCGACATCAACGAACTGCGCCTACTGACGCAAGAAGCAACGCCTGGTCCGTGGAAGATGCTTCCGGTTGGTGACGGAAGGCAAAAATTCGCTGTAGCTGACAGTGAATTCCTCTCAATTCTTACTGTTACCGACGAGGGTGACGCAACCTTCGGGACTGTGTATGACGACGCAGACGCTAAATTCATCGCCGCAGTCAACCCCGCCGCAATTTCCGAACTCCTGGACCGCCTCGAAGCGGCGGAGTCTGACGGGCTGGAGCAAGCTCGCCTGCTTGGAATGAGTGGCGAGCGTGAGGCTGCGCTGCTGGCGAAGCTGGAAGCGGCTGAGAAAGAGCGCGACTCGGCCAGGAAGCTCGCAGACAGCTTGGCTCTTGCCCTCAACACAAGCAACCACGAGCGCGACAATCTGCGCGACAAGGTCGAGGCAATGGAGCGGCAGGAGCCAGTTGCGTGGCTGCACGAAACTCGGCGTGACTCCGATGTCGTGACCGATGCTGTAAAGCACGTTTGGGGGAAAGCCGTAGTTGGGGCGCTGGATGCGTACTCAATCCCGCTCTACCTCGCCCCCGGCGCAAAAGGAGAAGAGAAATGAGTAACGAATTCAAGCGGGAAGACCGTTACATCGTCTTCAAGTTATCAGATGTTGAAAGATACTTGACAGATGCTGACAGGGCGCACCTTGCGATGATGAAGAACGAGATTGACGCTGGGCGAGACTGCGCTAATAAGCCCACGTTTAAAGGGCTTATCGTCGAGTCCGACTGGCCTGAATACGAGCCGACATGGAAGGCAATCGAAGCTCGCGTAACTGGCGCGCAAAATACTCCAAAAGAGTCTGCCGTACAGACCGCTGCGCGAATTATGAACATCGAACTGACGCAGGAACGCGACACACTGCGCGCCAAGATCGAGCAGATGGAGAAGCAGGAGCCGGTTGCACAGGTCGGCGTGCATAAAACTGGCGGGAACGCTGGCATTGCGTGGTCGGCTCGTCCGCTGAATGACTTTGACTCACTGCCTCTGCTTCGTGAGGGGGACAGGCTCTACCTCGCCCCCGGCGCACAGCCCGCGCCGAGTGCCCTTGCTGAGGCCATCATCGCGGACATGCAGGCCCAGCACGACAGCGAATTGATAACAGAAAACGATTCTGGCGAGGCCCTGATCCGGTTGGATGGCGCAATTGCAGCGGTCGAGGACAACTTTGCTCTAGCACATCCCGCGCCGAAAGCGGTTGCATATCTCGACCTAGGTGTGGGCGGCTACATGGACATTGGCACGGACCTCAACGACGAGCAGCTTGCATCCTTGCCAAAAGGGCGACACATGCTCGGTATTGTTGGGACGTATGGGGTTGACGGGTATGTTTCCGCACAGCCCGCGCCGAGCATCCCAGAAGGCTGGAAGCCGATTCCTGAAAAGCACCCGACTTTTGATCTTGTCGATTTGAGGTTGGCAGACGGCTCTGTTCTTTGTGGGTGCGTTCCACAAAGTGACGGGGACTACTGGTGGAAGGGGCCGAGCGGAGAGGTTTTTATCGATCCGAAATATGCACCAGCTACACACTGGCGGCTCGCAGCCGCCCCGGAGGCCAAGCCATGACGAGAGATGACGTTATCAGCATGGCGCGTGAGCAAGGCTTACCAGAGACGGAAATCGAAGGGGTTTTCGTCGTCAACGCGGACGATCTAGGCCGGATGCTCCACCGCTACGCGCTCTGCGACAATCAGCCGGTGCAGCGTTTTGTTGGGCGCCGAAACGCCCAGGAACGGGAACCAGCAATGCAAGACGCGCTGATGAAGTTTGACCCCGCGACCGGCGAAGAAAGGCCGTACCCGAGCCACGCAACCCAATGGCGCAACTGGCACGGGATTGCTGCATGGCTTTTCGATCCGTGGACGGGGAAGCGGCGCAACGCATATGACGTGGGCAGCGACGTGTACGGTCTGCTGATTGTGCCTACTGGGACGCTCGGGATGGATATGGGCGGCGGTTGCGCGGAGAAAAACAATGTCGCAGCAGCCACGGAGGCCAAGCCATGACCCGCGAAGAAAAGCTCGCCCTCCTGCGCCAATGGGAGGTGTCATACCTGAAGCTCGACCTGCAAATGGATCGCCTGTCGGCCGTCGTCGGCAGCACGGTCCATTCGCCTCTTGGCGAAGCCGTCTGGGGCGCATGGGGCAACTACACTCGCGCGCTCGCCGAGCTCGTCGGCGACGGCTATGAGTGGCTCAACTGGTACTGCTTCGACAACGACATGGGCAAGAAGGCATGCAAGGCTGGATGGGAGGGCGACATGCGCCCGATCACGCAGGCTGCCGATCTGCTGTGGCTGATCGAGGGCGGCGGAGGCGACAAGGAGGCAACATGGGCCGAGGCATGACCCACCGCTGGGGAAAGCGGATCAACCCCTTGACTGCGCCCGCCATACTCTCCGAGCGCACCATGCAACTGATGCTCGTGCCGCTGCACATGGCGGTCGAGCTCTTGCCGCTCGGGCACTTCGGGCGCGAGCACTCCGACCACGTAGCGAAGATCATCAACGTCGTGGCGATGGACTCGGCATCGAAAGGTAACGGCATGTGGGAGGTGGCCGACGAGGCCGGCCAGATCCTGCTGGCAATGAAGGCGCGCGTCGATGACGGCAAGTCCTGGAACTGCACCGCGGCCGAGCGCGAGCGCCTGACCGCCTGCATCCTCAAGATGGACAAGTACATGCGCACCTGGACGAACCGGCGTTTTACGATCGCCGCAATGACTGTCGACGCCATCAACCGACGACGAATCGCCGAGGGCGCCAAGTTCCTCGAGCGCACCGACATCCCCGCCTGAGACCGCCGACACGATCGGCGGTTTGTTTTTTGGAGCCACCAATGAGTACCTGCAACGTTCCGCAGGCCGCGGAAATTCTCAAGGTCCACGAAAACCGCGTGATGCAACTGATCGACCGCGGCGAACTGCCTGCCGCAAAAATAGGGCGCGCATGGGTGATGCTCGAGCGCGACGTACTTTCCTACGTCGAGCGCCAGATTGCCGAGCAGACCGCGTGCCGGCTCGGCGTGCCTACCAAAGCTGCTCGGCGAGGTCGGACCCGCGCAGTTTCAAGTACCGCATGAGCATGCGTGGGTCTCGGTGGCCGGTGATCTTCGCTATCGCCTCGCCCGGCAGACTGGTCTTCTCGAAGAACCGAGACGTGCCTTCATGCCGCAAATCGTGCTCACGCAAGTCCGCGCACCCGGCCGCCTCGAACACGTCCGCGTAGAGCTTGGACAGGTAGTTCGAGGCGGCCTTCAGTCCTGCGTCGCTGGCATCCCCATTCCACCACGGAAACGCCCGGTCCTCCGGGGCCTTGCCGGCGATCTGTTCGCGCATCACCGCCGTGGCCACGCTCGAGAGTGGCACTTGGCGCGAGTCGCCGTTCTTGGTCTTGTCGAGGAAGATGGTGCGCTTGGGCAGATTCACCTGATCGACCGTGATCGTGTAGCGCTCGCGCAGCCGCATCGCGGTTTCGATGGCCAGCGTGAAATCTCGCGCGAGGTCCGCAGGAAACGGGATCGGCCGCGGGCGCAGCTTGCGCGGAATGATGCCGCCCGCAATCACGGCCCGTATCCGCTTTTCCTCATCCCCCTCCAGTCGCCGGTCCCGCTCGATGTCTTCGCGCTCGACGCCGGCCAGCTTCGCGTCCAGCTCCGTGTAGCGGGCGTACCCATCGGGCAGTCCGCGCAACGGATTCTCGGGCAGCTCAACAAGCTGCTTGCGCCGCGCCCAGTCAATCGCCCGAGCAGTCGCGCCCACCTTGGCGCGGATCGTGCTCGGCGCCGACCTCTCCTCCCGCTTCATCTGCGTCACCCACGCATCCGACCAGGCAATCGTCAGGGCGGCAATCGGCGTCTTGCCCTTGTCTGACTCAACCTTGGCCAGCACCTCCCGGTCCTTCTGCGATGGATGCGCGTCGCGCGTGTAGTGCGCGAAGAGGTCCGCAAGCCGCATCACCACCTTGGGCGGCTCGTGATGCCCCGGCACGATGCCGCGCGCCAGCAGCGCCTCCAGGTTGCGGCAATACTCGATCCCCTCTTCCTGCGTGGCGAAGTACAGGTATAGAGGCTTCTCGAGCACGCCCGCCCGCTTGACCACGAACTCCCATCGGCCGGCCTTCAGCCTTCCCTTTGATGCCATCTCCCAAGCTCCAACAAGGCGAACGTCCGGTTGGAAGATAGCAAATTTTGGGTGGAAGAAAGTGATTTAGAGTGGGCAAAAAGTAGGAAAGCCCGCTTTCGCGGGCCTTCTTTTTCCTTGAATTTCAAGGGTTTATCTGGTGGGTGCTACCGGGATCGAACCAGTGACATTCGCCTTGTAAGGGTTATTCTCGTTCAATAAAAACAAGGACTTGCAGAATCTTCCAACCAAAACCTTCCAACCGCATTCGCTTTGCATCGGCCTCAGTTGGAAGCCCGGTTGGAAGCCTATCGCCCGGCATCATGCTCGGCAAGCGTGTATCCATGCTGCCGCCGCCGCGCTCCAATGCGCGCAATCAGGCGCTCGCCATCTTCCGCATCCCATACAGGGATCGCGCGCACCTTGGGCGGCCGATGCCTGCCGCCGTGCGCGATCACCACCACGAGGCCGAACAGGTCGCGCTCAAGGCCAACCCAGTAGTAGCGCCTGTCGGAATTTCGAGTCCAGAGGTCCATTGCAGAACCATAGGCCACCAGCCGGCAGGCTGCGCGGAACGATTGCGCACTGCGCTTGCGCGCAAAAGGCACCAGCCCTTGATGACTGAGCCTATTGTATATACACTTTGGTGCCTGGAGTCCGGACGAGCATCATGCCAATCCTCATTTCCACCTCGATTCGAGAAAAGCTTAGCGGCAAGCACCCGCCTGTCACTCAGGGAGAGATCGAGCAGTGCTTTGCCAACAGAACAGGCAAATTCCTTGTCGATACGCGCGCTGAGAACCTGACGAATCCAATGACGAGATGGTTCATCGCCGAGACGGACTTTGGTCGCAAGCTCAAGGTGTGCTTCATTCCTTTTTCAAACGGCGATCTGCACATCAAGACCGCCTATGATCCTAACGCAGAAGAAATGCGTATATACGCTCAATTTGGAGAGGAAAATGGGAACTCGTGACAGCATCCCCGATACCGCGGAAGCATGGGAAAGCGGAGCGCTTGGACGAGACGCCTCGTTCGTGGCTGCATCAACCGACGACGAAGCGCTCATCAACGAGGCCGCGGGCCTGCGCCCAATTTCGATCAGACTGGAGCAATCACTGATCGAAGACTTCAAAGCGCTCGGCACGCTCAATGGCCTTGGTTATCAGACGCTGATGAGGCAAGTCCTCAAGCGCTTTGTCGACTGCGAAAAGAAGCGTGTCCTGGCAGAAGCTGCGGCCAGCGTCGCAATGCGCCGCCAGGAGGGGCGTGAGGCCCCTCCACAGCGCAAGGTAGCCTGACGGCAGCCGGGTCAGCTACGGCCGCCAAAACCCCTTCCATTTCGGCTTCCCGGTCAGCGTGTGGTGCCCGAAGATCCACCCGAATATCCACAGCATGAACGGGAAGCCGACGAACCAGAACAGCCACATCGTCCACCACGGCACCTCGCCGATGTAGCCAAGCACCACGCTTACCACGATCGACCCGATCACGAATGTCTTGTCGGGCATCCAGTCTTTCAGACTCATTGCGCGTACTCCTCCGAAGCGCTCTGCCGCAGTTCCTTCGGCAGCGTCTTCATCAGCCTAGCACGGCGCTCGGCGTTCATCTCCTTCACTCTGCGAAGAATTGCGGCGCTGTTGATCGACAGGCGCGCATCCGGGTTCTTCGCGTTCCAGTCGCGCAACATCTCGTCGGCACGGCGGCGCTTGTCGGCGTTCTTCTCCACGATCGCCTGCGCGCGCAGGTTGTGGATGTTGCTCTTGACCTGACGCACGCGCTGCGCGGACAACTGGATGAGTCGTGCCGGCCGCTGCTCGGCGTTGATCTTGCTCGGCTGGATACCGACGCCCTTGAGCACGGCATCGAGCATATCGACCTCAACCACCTTGCGGCCTCGGGTGTCGTTGTAGCGCCCAGTCACCGCCATGTCGACGCCCTTCCAGGCGTTCGAGACGGCAACCGGGGTGAGCGCCTTCAGGATGCCCAGCGCCCCGCCGCCCGCGTCCGACGCCTCGAGCGCCTTCATGACCGCCTCGCCCATCGAGGCGGGCGGGCCGAACAGCTCCGCGATCTGCGAAGCCCTATTCTGCTGGCTTGGCTTGAAGATAGCCGTCGCCGGGAAGAGGTCGCCCAAGCCGACGCGCGAGCTCATGTCGCCGCGCAGCATCGGCGCCGACAGCAGGCCGTACTGGACGATGTTTCCGAACTCCTCGCCCAGCACGCGCTTGAGGTAGCGGTGCAACTCGAGGCGCGAGTTGCCGGTGTAGCCCATGTGCTGCGCCGCGGTGTCGATCAGGTCTTCCAGGTCATCCGCGCCCGGAAAGCCTTGCAGACCCGCCAGCATCACGAGGATGCCAAGCTGCATCAGTGCCGCGCGCTTGCCGGCCGGCCCGGACTTCGCCATGCGGATCAGCAGTTCGACGTAGGCGATGCTGTACTGCTTGAACACGAAGGCCGCCACACCAAGCCCGCCGAAGGGGCCGACGCCGCGCGCCCAGTTGGGGCGGTTCGACTTCCCATAGATACCTTGTGTCTCATCGACCGCGCGCACCGCGAACTCGTAGGCGTCGCCTAGCTTCGGATTGGCCTTGGCCATGCGGTACGCCGCGATGAAGGTCGAGCGCCGGTTGAAGTTCTCCACCCAACCGAAGAGGTAGCCCCAGGCCGTCGTCAGGCCCTGCGCGCGGGCGCGCATGTTCTGACCGAATGGCAGCTTCGAGATGAACGGGCGCATACCCTCGTGGAAGAGGTGATGGACCTGCTGCGGATCGACCTTGCCGTCTTCTGCCGCGCGCAAAAGCGCCTTCTGCAAGTCGGCATCCGTCACTTTGCCGGACGCTCCGCCCTTCATGGCCTTGGTGAGCTCTGCCGCCGCCTGCGTGGCGCCGAACTGCGACAGGTACGGCAGCGTCACCATGAACGGCTGCGTAGCATTGAGCAGTGCCGACGAGATCGAGCCACCCAGGAACCATGCGAACATCCAGCCCTTGAGCGACTGAAACGGCTCCTCGGGGTTCTCGATGTACAGTTTCAGACGCTCAGCCTCATCCACCATATCGCCCGGCGCCTTCCTCTGCTTGAGGTCGGCGATCTTCTGCGCGATGTCGGGCATGTTGAACTGCCGTGCCGCCAGGCGCGCATTGCTCGTCACGAAGGACGCCAGCACGCGCGTCAGATCCCGGTCGAAACCCTCGGTGCCCTTGCGGTGGATCATGCGCTTGAAGGCCGAGCGGTTGTTGACCGCCTCCCGATACCACGCCTGCAGCACGTCGTCCTTCACCTCGAGCCCTTCGAGGCTGCCGATGTGCTCGGCAAAGAGCGCCACCGTCTCCGGATCGACGCCCTGATAGACCTTCCAGGCTTCCTCGCTCGAGATGGATCGCTCGATGTTTGCCTCGGGGAACTCGCGGCGCAGGCGCTGCTCGGCCATCTTCGCCTCGGCTTCCGTCTCGAACTTGTAGAAGCCCAGGCGCTCGGTCTCGCCGTCCTCGTTCTGGATCGTCACATCGACGTTGTACTTGCCAAAGCGCATCAGCGGGAAGTAGCCGCCCGCCTTCAGGTCTTCAGCACGCTTGAAGACCCCTTCGGCTGCGATACGGGCCTCTGCAACCTCTTGCGCCTTGCGCATGAGCTTGGACCTGTCCGCGGCCAGCTTGGCTGCCTCGCCTTCGTTTTCGGCGTCTGCAATCATGCCGTCGACCATCTGCACTTCCTCGCGCAACTGGTCTTCAAGTTCGCGCATGGAAAGCTCGATCGTCTTGGCGGCATCGGCCGGCGCGGTGCGCACCGCCTCCTTCAGGTCGCCGATGTATTTCTTGACCATCTGCCACGCCAGACCGGCCGCCGAGATGTCGAGCGACAGGTCGGTCGTCTTGCGTGCCTCGCGGTAGAGCTCGATCTGCGCGTCGTCAAGCTCGAACCGATCGCGCAACTCCTGATCGGTCCAGACGCGCCCCTCGGTCGGTGTGGCGCCGGCCAGCGTGCCCTCGAAGATGGCATTGGCCACCTTGTCCGACATGCGCGCCACCTTGTCGCCCTTGATCATGCGATCAAACGCATCGCCGATCTTGTCGAAGGTCGGCAAGAGCTTTGGCGCCAAGGCGGACGGCTCGGCAGAAAAGCGCGAGATGTCGCGCTCGTAGCGGTCGGCCAGGTAGAAGACCTCGCCGTAGTCCTTGTTCACCCAGGCTTTGTGGAGCTGCGTCGAGATCGACTTGTGCAGCGGGCCGAAGACCTTGGACGAGGGCGACTTGAACGCGGCGAAGAGGTCGGTGAAGAACTGGCGCAGCGGGCCGTCGTTGCGGGAAGCGGCGCCGGCCAGATAGTCGCGGCGCTCGTCGCGCGGGATCGTGGCGCTGTCGCCGACGCGGAAGACGACCGATTGAGATTCCGAGCCACCCGGCGCAGCATCCTGATCAGACTGCTCCGCAAACACCGCCACCCCATCCCGCTCCTGCAACCCGAGCCCGCGCGCCAGCATCATCGCGCTGGCGAGGTCAGGGTCCGTGCGGTCCAGGCGCTCACCGTCGCGGTCAAGCGTCTCGCGCTCGCTCACGAGAATCTTCGTGCGCCGCCCGCCCTTCGGGCCGCCGCTGGGGCCTTGAAGCTCCTTGCGCGCCTTCGAGAGCATGTAGAGCAAGTCCGTCTCGCCAAGACTGGCCAGGCGCATGAACGTGTGATCGCGCAGCCACTGGCGAAGCGCACCGATCAGGGCCTTGAACTTGTCGAGCAGGCCAGGGCGGTCCTTCAGTTGCTCGGCGATGTGCGCATAGACCTCTTCGGTGAGCACCGCCTTTGCAACGGCGTCCGTCCAGCGGATGCGGTACTTGCGCCCCATCGCTGCCGCCTTGCGGGCGTTGTCGGCGTCGGTGCGCTTCGCCCGCTGGATCGCGCGGATGTAGTTCTGAACCTGCTTGCCCAGGCCGCGGGCGTTCATGATTTTGACGAGTCCGCCCTGCCCGCCGACGCCCAGGTAAATCTGGTTCAGCTTTTGCGTGAAGTCCGGCCCCAGCATCTCGCGCATGCCGAAGTGGCCGGCGACCTCATGAAAGACCGTTGCCTCGAAGTCCGTGAGGCTGGCATGATTGCCCACCACCACATAGACGCGGGTTACGCCATCTTGCTGAACGAGTACGCCCTTTACGGTCTTCTCGGTCTCGCCCTGGTTGCGGGCCTCCTGCTGTACAAACGCCGGAAGCTGGTCAAACGTGTTGACCGCGACGATCTCGGGCGCGTTGGGGGTGGCGGCGAGGAAGTCCTCGATGAAGCGGTCTGCGTCTACACGGCTGAAACCGACCCGCGAGTTTTCCTCGTTCGCAGTTCGAAGCAGGAATGACGGGTTTGCGCTGAAGTCGCCGCTGTTGCCGGTGGCGGATTTGGCCTGCTCGGGCCGGAAGGCGACAAACACATCGTGCCGGCCAGCGGAACGGAAGTCGTTGCCGACACCGAAGCCGCCGTCGCTGTAGTTGCGGATCACCAGCCCATCGTGCCCCGCCGCCTTCGCCTGAGCGATCCATTCGGCCTGCTGCTCGGGGTCGAACTCAAGCCCTGAGCCGTCGACCATCATCGGGTCTTGCAGACTCAGGTAGCTCGGCATCACGTTGGCGCCTTCGGCCGGCATGCGGGCGTTGATGCCAAGCTCTGCCGCAAGCGTGTCGATCGCCTGCGTACCGCCCTCGAAATGGTCGAACGCATTGTCGGCGTACTCCGCGATCTGGTCGGCGTAGGGCTGGCGGAACGCGGGCTCGTCAATCTCGAGCCAGAAGTCGCCCCATCCGGCGCGACTCCGCAAGCGCTCGGCGAAGTCCTCCAGTTGCGCATCCGACATTCGCGCAAGCGCTTCGCGCACGCCGGCCGTATTGGGCGTGGAGGTGCCGCGCGCATAGACGCTGGCGGCGATCTGCGCGCTGTCGGTGAAGAAGATGCCATCGCTCCAGGCGTCCTCACCCGGACGGAGAGCGCCATCGGCCACGTCTTCGGTAGTGCCGTGATACACCACTAGCGGACGGCCCTGGTCGTCGGTCACAGCGCTTTCGCCGAACCAGCGCCAGAAGTTGCGGACACCCTCGACGCTCGGGTGGATCGGGCGGCCTTCGCTGTTGGCGGTTTGGCGCTCGACGCCGTCGACGGTAATCGTGTCGGGCGTGGGGTCGCCGGCACGGAAGACGGCTGGGCTGTCGTCCGTTACGAAGGTATCAGGAACGCCACCCGGAGACTTGAATACGGCACCATCGGCCGGCTGCTGCACCTCGTAACGGCGACCATCTATTGCGCGAGGCAGCGAGGTCGGCGCCCATCCGGCGTCGACCGGCTGCAGGAACACCTCGGCGACGCGAAGCACTTCGGAAAGCGCGGTGTCGCCCTGAGCGGACAGGCCAAGAAGCTTGCGCACCGCCTCCACAAAGGCCGTCCATAGCGACTTGCGCTTATACGGGATACCTTCAAGGTAGGCTTGCGCATCAGGCGAGGTCAGCGCCCACGTCACCACCTCATCCAGGCTTGAAAGGAAGTTTGCTCGCCCCTCGATGATGGCGCGCTCGAACTCGGTGAGTTCGCGCGGGCTCTCGCTTGCGCGGCGGTTGATGTGCGCGACCACCGCATTTGCGACATCGCGCAAGTCGTATGCGGCCTGCGCGTACTGCGGATAGCCCTGCTCGCCCAGCCGAATGCTCTGAAGTGTTGCGGCATGAGACAACTCATGCAGCGCCGTGCGGTACGAGGTGCCCACGCGACCCTTCATGTCAGCGCCGTTGAGCGCAATCATGATGACCGGCCGCCCGTCGCGGCTCGTTGTCCATGTCGCACCACGGGCGCGAGACAGACCGGCGTCGGCTGTATCGCCAGGCCGCACGATCTGCAGCCCGAATCGCACACCCATTTGACGCAGGGACTCCAGCTTGTCGCGCACCTTGGCGGCGACCTCGGCATAGGCAGGCGGCGCATTGTCAGCTAGCCACGCGGCCGCCTCGATGGGGTTCAGTCGCTCGATTCCGGCCTGAACGGCCTGCGCCTCTTCTGCGGAAGGGTCGCCGTTTTCGTCGATTTCATAGAGCGCAACGCCCTGCTCGGTTTCGCGGGTCCGCATCTCGCCCACCAGCGCATCGAACGCCTCGCCGATAATCTTGCGCTCGTCACCCCTCGGCGGGACCGCCTCGATGCCCGATAGATAGGTGTTCTTCGCCGCCTTCTTGTCGAGCGAATCGACCACGTAGGCATCGAAAGCGCGGGCGAACATCTCGAGGCGCGTTGCCCAATACGGCTTCTTCTTTGCATCCGCCGCATTCGATTCGCTCTTGTAGTTGGTTGGCACCTTGCGCGGCTCGAATCGGTCTGCGGCCTCTGCAATACCTTTGATCGTCGCGTGGCGCTGCGTCATGTACTGCAGCGAATACACCGCCTTGTCAGTCATCGGGCGGCCTGCGGTCGTCTCGAAGACATCCATGATCTCGCGCACGACAGGCAGGACGGTTTCGTCGCCCCTCCAGGCAACGGCGCCCTCGCCCACGTCGCCCTCGGCAATGCGCTTGCCAGCCGCATCGATCTTCTCCAGTGCGGCGTCGATTCCACTTCCGGTCGTGCCCTTGATGGCTTTGCGCAGCTCCTCCTTGACGCTCTCGACCTCGGATGCCGCCATACGCCCAGTGGTCACGACCGATGCGGCCATGCGCTCCCGGTACTCCTCCTGCGTTTCGTCGCGGCGCTCCATCGCCTCGATAATCGCTTTGAACCGCTCGGCAATCTCGGGACGCAAGCCATCGTCCAGCGCCCTCTCTGCGCGGACGTACTTGCCGCTCTCGATGCGGCCCTCCATGCGACCGACATGCTCAGTCAGGAATGGCGCTGTGTTGCGCTCAAGTCCCGCCTGACGGGCGAAGTAATGATCGAGCGCATGCCCCCACTCGTGCGCCAGCGCGCCCGCGCCGGCCGTGCGGGTGATGTTGATCTCGTTCACGCCGGGGACGAAGTGCGCAAGATGCTTGCCGCTGCCTTGTGCGCCCACTGCAATGCCCAGCATGCCGTTCAGGCTCATCGCCTTGGGCGGCACATTCAGGATCTCGGCAAGATCAAGGAAGGCGTCGTACAGGTGGTTGAGGTGCAGTTGGCGCTCGCGCACCTTGGCCGGCGTGTCGCCCTTCATCCAGTTGCCGAAGTTGATGCCACGGAACCCGAAGGTCTCCATGATCCGCTCGGACGAGACATCTTCGCCCGGCATGCGCCGCTCTGCGCCGACGCGCTCGGCCATTTCGACCGAGATGCCTTTTTCGCTAATCTCGTCGCCTGCCTGCTCGCGCTTGGTCTGCTCACGCGCAGCCTCTTGCGCCGCCTCGATCGTCTCGTGCGCGCTCACGAGATTGCCGCGCTTGTCCAGCAGCAACTGCTTTCCGGCAAGGCGCGCGGTCAGCGCATCGGCAGCGGCTTTGACGCTCGCGTCGTTCCGGCTTTCCGCGCCCTCGATGGCCTCAACGAGAATCCTGTCGTTGCCGACTTGCGCGATGATCGAGACGAACGGGGTCTCGCCACGGCGACGGCCTTCGTAGTAGCTGATCGACAGGCCGGCGCCATCGGCGATCTTGTAGCCCTGTTTCTGCCACGCCTCCAGTTTTGAAGGCCAGCCCTTGTCGACGTCCTTCATCGCGCGGCGCACTTCGTCGTAGCCCGGCTGAAGCGCACCCAGGAACTTGTTGCCGCCCAGCATGATGATCTCGTCGCGGCTCTGCCTCCAGCCGTTCGGGTAGATCATGCCGAGCAAGGTCTTCTGCTCCGACGGGTTGGCGGCGGCGACGCCGATGCCAGCGAGCCTGGATTGGCGCGCAGCCCACTGACCAAGGGCCTCGGGGTCGTTTGCCCACTTCAGCACGCCCTCCATGACGCGATTGACTGCGCCGATGTAGGACTGCAGCACTTCGTCTGACGGCGTTGCACCCTGGCTTCGACCGAGCTTCGGCGCGGGCGCAATGGCGTCATAGGCTTGTTTGACGATGTGCGCCACGATGGGCTGCATGCCGCCCTCGACCAGCGCCGCATAGTCGGGCTTCGGATAAACCTTGGCTTTGACGACTTCCTTGATGCGCAGCGCAGCGTTCTTGTCGGAAACGTCTTCCCACTTCAGGCCCGACGTGCGCCGGTTGCGCTTGTTGTAGGTCAGCTCCTCGCCTGCGTCGCGGGTGTTCTCTGCGGCAGGTTGCGCGGCATCGGTGACAGGCTGCTCGCCCGCCTGCCCCACATACCCATCGGCCCGCAGCCTCTCGATTGCCCGCTCCACCGCCGCAGCCTTCGCCGCCTTCAGCGTCGGATACGTCGTGCCGTCGATGTTCCACTTGCCGCCTTGGTAGGACTCGATGGTGCCGTAGTTCATCGCGCCGCGCTTGGCGGCCATGTCCTCGGCGTTCTCGAAGAACGAGAGTCGCATGCGCTTCACGTTGTCGCGCTGGCCCAGATCGTCCCAGGTCATCAAGGCGCGCGCCTGGTCTGGCGTCAGGAGGTCGTCGGCAGGAGGCTCGGTCTCGGTCGGCGCGTCGGTCTGCTCGGCGGCCTCGACCTGCGCCGTCGCCGCCTGCTCGATCTCCGCAATCAGTTCGTTCATACCCCGGATCTTCTGGATCGTCGGGTGCATGCCGCGCCAGTTGCCGGTGCTGGTCAGATACCAGCCGCCCATGTCCTGCTGGACCTGCCAGTCCTGGCCGTCGATGGTCACGATGTCGCCGGCAAGGTAAGGCGTGAAGGCGGAGACTTGGGCTGGGTTGCGGCGGGGGCCGGTGAGGGCTGGTTGATTGGCGGTCGGCGCCTCGGCGGGCGCATCTGCTGCAGCCGGCTCGCCATCCTTCTGCACGTCGTCCAGCGCATCAGACACGGCCTGTGCATCTTCGCGCATCAGCGCTTCAACGCGCTCGCCGTGCGACATGCGCGCGCCGCCAGCAAGGCCGAGTGCATCGAAAACCGCCCGCAACTCAGCGCCTGATGCTTCCTCAAGTCGCTTGCGTAGCGGACTGTCTTGCTCGGCCTCGCTCGCGCGGTTGGCGCGGACAAGCGCCTCGCTGATCTGGTCGCGTAGCGCGTCAAGGTCGGCAGCCTCTTCGATGTTTGCATCGGCCCACGCCTCATCCGGCGCAATCGCACGAAGCTGTGCGTTCATGGCTTTCAGCGCAGCGATGGTGCCGGCGCGATTGGCAAGCTCCATTTGCCCGTCGCGCGAAGACACGTCGACGGGGCCGGCGTACCGTTGCGCCGGCTGCTCGGGCTGCTGCACTTCAACCGGCCGACCGTCCGTATCGACGGGCTCGATCAACTCCCGATTGCTCGCCGCGCGCAGCACGTACTTGAGCTGCAGGAAAGTCATCGGCCCGGCGCCTCGCGTCTCTTGCGCCTTGAGCGTCTGCGCGGACGCAATTACGTCGCTCGCTTCGCGCTTGGTCAGGCCGGCATCGACAAGGCGAGCCTCGAGCCGCGCTTTGTGCTGGTTGTCGACGCCGACAGAGTAGATGCGACCACGCAGGAAGGCGGAGGCATCGCCGTATGCCTGGCGCACGCCGGCAATCGAAGACTTGAACTTCGAGGGCTCGGGTTGTTGCGCCTGCCTAGACGGCTGATCGTACATCGCCATCATCTGCGCAAGCGCCTGCGGGTCGCCCTGGTTGGCTTGCTCGCGGGCTTCAGCTTCGCGCGCCGCGATCTCTTCGGCCGCCTCCTGCTCCGCACGCCACGTATCGTAGTCCTTGCCGCCTGACGCCTCCTTGAAGCGGTCCAGCAGCCTATCCTCGTCCTTGCCGTCTTTCAGGCGGGCAATCTCGATGGCGTTGCCGATGTCGGCAAGCGGGTCGCCGCCAAACTTCTTGGCGTCCGCGACTTGCTGATCAAGGCTCTGCGCCCCGGCAAGCCCTTGGCCGCCAAAGCGGGAGGGGCGATCCGGGTTCTTGGCAAAGCCCGGCGACTTCTCGACCTTGGCGCGGAATTCGCGCAGTTTCTCGGCGGTATTGACGACCTTGAATCTGCCGTCACCGGGAACATCGAAGGTAACGTAGCCGATCTGGCGCGCAATCTTCTCGATGCGGTCATCCCGCATGCGCTGAATGTCCCAGGCGTTCTTGTTGCGCGCCCCATTCTTTCTGTACTTCTTCTCGGCTTCCTTGTAATCAAACGAGGAAGCCTTGGCGCGCGCCATCTCTGCGGCCAGTTCAGCATTGCGCTCAGGGATGGCGGCAATCGCACGGTCAATCTCGCCCAGAATCCACGCCTTCGCTTCGACCGGATCGAATGCGGTGTTGCGCGCGGACCTCTGGATGGCTTGAGCGATGACGGGCTGCGTCACCGGCTCGGCGGGCTGGCCGGGATCTTTGTGGGTCGACTGGTCAGGCGCAACCGCAGGCGCCTGGTCGCCGCGCGTCACACGCTCAGTCTCAAGATCGCGCAGGCGCTCAATGCTGGCCTTGAGTTGCTGGTACGGGCGCGCCTCGGTGACGCCTGCCGTGCCTGCGTTGATCTTGCGCGCGTTGAGCGCTTCAAGGGCGTTGTCCAACAGGAAGGTTCCGATTCCGCGCGCGGTGGCGTCACCGCTATCCTGTGCCATGACGGCAAGCTTGCGCACGGCGTCAGACGCAATCTGCGACGTGCTGGCGTTGTTTGCGCGATCCATCAGGGCGAGCACGCTGCTTGCTTCGTCAGCGAACGGCTTGCTCTTGACGGTGCGGAAACTTGGGCTATCAGCCTCCGCAGCTTCCGGCGCATCCTTATAGTTCTCGACGTACTTGCGCAGTGCCGTCGCAGCATCAGGATAGCCGCCCACCTCGGCGCGCGACTTCAGCGTCACCGCGCCCGACTCCATGACCTCCAGCGTCACGTCCGCCAGCCGCGCCGGCACGCCGTCCAGGCGATAGGTCTCGATGCGAACCGGAATGTTCGCGCGCACCTCGTCCCAGCGCAGCTTGTTGGGCACATTCACCCAGCCCTTGCCGGGAATGTTGGCGACGTTGCGATCGCGCAGCCGCTCCTGAATGGCGGGCACGTCGCCGAGCACCTTCAGCGCGGTCTTCAGTTGCTCGAAGGTGGCGAAGGGGGTGGAGGTGATGGGTTGCGGGGCGGGCTTGCCCTGCGCGGTTACTTGCCCTTGAGTCGGTCCGCCCGGAACATCGCCAGAAGCCGTTTGCCCGACTCCGCCTTGTCGCGCCGCAAGGATTCGATCTCGGACGGCGTTAGCATCCGCACCTCGGATTGACGTGAGGTAACGGGCTTCAGACTCCGTGAGCCTGTCGAATCCGTATCCGAATTCATCATTCCACCACCCCTCAAAGTCTGCTCCGTATTTTGCGCGCAGCGCTGACAGCGCTTCCGGCGATGGGCTCAGCTTAGACGAATACTGCTTGCCCATCAACGCAGTCGCGCCGACAACCTTGCCACCATTCGACTCAATGTAGCCCTTCAGGCTAGCAAGCGTGCCGCCTTGAGCAAGCGTGTCATCAACAACCAGGTACTCAGCTCCACGCTGAACCTCGCCGGAGAACGGCACGGCGGTTGCGATGCGGTGGAATCCATCCGATCCGCCGCGATTAACCTTGCGAGCCTGGACGATTGAGTCATCAAGACGCAGATTCAACAGGTCGGACAAGTAAGCTGCAAGCGCAAGCGGTATCTTGTTGCGCCCTGCGGCCTCCTCGGCATGAACGGCAACAACAACATCCCCACGCCCTGCCAGCATGGCGCGGACGGCATTCACGTCTTCAGGCGTTACGGTATCCCGAACGAGACGGTACGCCGCACCTTCATCGCCGCCCTTGGCAGCCCGGTAATCCGGGTGCGACTGCACGATCTCAGCACGGTGCATGATGACGGCGTTCGGAAAGTCATCCTGCCAAGGCGTGCGCGGCGCTTTTGTGTCCGCCGCTTCGGCCTGCTGCGGCGCGGCTTCGGCGGGCTTCGTGTCCGGGGAAATGTCCGGCGCCACATACGCCAGCGCCTTGCGCTTGCGCTTCCCGTCCAGCGCCCACGCCTTGAACGCCTCCATCGGCATCGACGTGATGGCGCCCAGGCCGTCCCAGCCTTCGTCGTAGTTCGCCAGATACGCCGCGCGGGCTTCGTCCTCGGTCTTGGGGCCGATGACGGCCTTGTGCTCGTCGAAGCTGCCGTCGTCGTTCTTTTGGTCGATCACCCAGGCGACAGTCGCCTCTTCGGCGCCATCGGTCAGGAAAACGTCGATCTGGTCATTGTCGGCGCCACGGCTGCCCTTGATGTAGCCGTAGTGGTGCGCGATCCGATTTTCCCAGCGCGTACCGTCAGGCGCCGTGCCCGAGCGCACCGAGCCCTGCGGGTTCTCGATGCTGATGTCCATGCCGTGCAGGCGCACCGAGCCCTTGACGTAGTTGCCAGCCTTCTTCTGTTCGTC